CAAAGATACCAAATGATAGTGTTGTAATACACAATGATGGTGATATAACAAACAATAGATTAGATAACCTAAAGTGTGTTAAAAAGAAAGATAGACCAAAGGTTAAAAAGAGATACAGAAGGTATAGTAATGAAACAAGACAAGAGGTGTATAAACAACTCTTAGAAGGGGTTTCTGTACAACAACTATCTGATACCTATGGAATAAGTTTACAATACCTCTACAGGGTTAAAAATACAGAGTTGTGGAAGGATTATTAAACTGCACAAAGTGTAATAACATAAAGTTAGAAGAAGACTTTTATGAAGACACAAGAAAGGTAAGTGGGAGAAGTAGTATATGCAAAACCTGTCAAAAGAATAAAGAAGGAAAGTGGGAGGGTAAATACAAATGTTATGGGTGTGATAACTATTTCTCAATTGAACAATACAGACTATACAACTCAGGTGGAAGAAGTAAGAAGTGTAAAGAGTGTGTAGAAGATAGTAACTGGGTTAAAGGTATAACACTATGGGAAAGTAAGAACAAACCATTAGTAAACAACTTTATTAACCACGTAAGAAAGGTAACAGGTATCAATGGTGTAGATGACTTATTAAAAAAATATCAAAACCCTAAATAAAAAAAGTTATTAACTTTACAAGCAACTCCGTGTATATTTATATAGGGAGTTTGTTTGTTTAGATACTACAAACATAAACTAGATTAATATATAGGAATTGACGTTTGAGACATTTATATCAGAGAATAATACAGAGTTAATACAAATAACAAAGAACATAACTAAAAACCATATTGATAGTTTGGAGTTATATCAGTTTGTTGTATTACAGATATTAACAAAACCACCTAAGAAGGAAGTGGTGGATAACCAAAAGAAATATTATTTCATAAGACTACTTAAGAATAACTGGTTTAGTAGTACAAGTAGATACCACTACGAGTTTAGGAAGAAAGTATATAATCACCTTGAGTTAAGTGATTTTGAGTTTGACAGGTATGAAGTAGTTGAAGAGTTACCTAATGACAACATTCCAACCTTAGAGTGGATACGAGAAGAGTTAAATACAATGGGTTGGTATCAAAGAGATTTGTTTACACTATGGTCTGAGTTGTTGAATATAACACAAGTAAGTAAACAGACAACCATACCCATAGGTACCTGTGGAAAACAAATAAGAGAAATTAAAGAAGAGTTAAACAGAAGATGGGAGCATTATTCACAACATTGTTAATATTAAGTTTTATATTACTTATGTTTAACAACAAAGATAAATAGTTATATCTACTATTAGAGAAGAACACTTAATAAATACAAACTTAATACAAATACCATATGGGATGCAATTGTAAATCCAAAAAAAGAAAACCTATTACCAACCTAACAGATAGTACCCCTACTTATACGTGGGGTGAAGTAAGTGATGCTATGCAGGTTATAAATACTAAGATACATTATAACTACGAAGAACAAGAAATGTTGTATGATTTACACAATAGGATGTACCCTAAGAACAAACAATACAACTTCAACTGTAGTGAATGTTTTAAATTAGTAGTAAAAAACATCAGAAGTTACTATGAAACCAACAAAGAAGACAACAGGTAAAAAAATGGGGAGACCAAAAGGTACCTCAAAAAATAAGATGAATAAAGCTGAGGTTGCAGTATTCAAAAAAGAAGCAACCAAAAGGATATTGACCAAACACTATAGTTGGGCTGAGTTTACAGAATGGGTAACCTCAACCTATAAGATTAGTGAAGCACAGAGTAATAACTATTGGCGTGATATATGGGTGGATATACGAGGTAAGTTTGATTTAGAAAGGGACAAGTTAACCACCAAACATTTACAGAAGTACTGGTCAATACACGACGAGGCAATAGACAAAGGTGATTTAAATACTGCACGACAAACATTGAATGACATTAGTAAACTACAAGGACTGAATGAACCTGAGAAGTTAGATGTTAATACCACAGGTGAAATAACTTTCAAGTTTGGTGATGAATGATAGCACGAGGATTTAAACCACACTCTGACCAAAGGAAGAAGATTGATTTATTAGAAGACCCTGAGGTAAAGTATATTGTGTTAACAACAGGTAGACAATGGGGTAAGACACTATTGGCTGAAAACCTAATCCTTAAGTGGAGTGTTGAGAAAAGACGTAGTGTGAATATGTGGGTTAGTCCTGTGTATAGTCAGTCAAAGAAAGCGTTTGAAGATATTGTAGATGCGTTAAGGGATACACCTATTCTAAAGAGTTATAACAAAACAGATTTTAACATTGAGTTGATTAATGGTAGTAAGATACTATTTAGAAGTGCTGAAAGGTATGACAACCTAAGGGGTAATACTTTGGATACCTTAGTGGTTGATGAAGCAGCATTTGTTAGGGATGAAGTTTGGAACACCATATTAAAACCTACAGTGTTGGTTAAAGGTAAGAAGGTATTATTTATATCAACACCTAAGGGTAAAAACTACCTCTACGAGTTATACCTAAGAGGACTAGACCCTGAACAGAAACAATACATAACCTTAAGGGGTACTTCATATGACACACCATTTATAACAAGGGAAGAGGTTGATGAAGCTAAGAGTAGTTTACCTGAGGACATATTTAAACAAGAGATATTAGGTGAGTTTGTGGACAATGGGGGTGAAGTATTTGGTGATATTAAAAACTACCTTACAACACCTATATGGGACAAACCTCAACAGGGTGAGAAGTATTATGCAGGTTTGGACTTTGGTAGACAGAATGACTACACAGTATTAACCATATTCAATAGTAATGGTAGGATAGTAATGATGTATAGAGAAAGGTTAAAACCGTGGGGGGAAATAATAAGTGATATTACAAAGATATTAAGGGAGTACAATGCTTTCTGTGTGGTTGAGGTTAATAGTATAGGTGATGTATTATATGAACAACTATCTAAGGGGTATAAAAACCTAGAACCCTTTGTAACAACAAATAGTAGTAAACAGAATATTATTGAGGATATAATATATGGGTTGAATGAAAGAAAGATAACCATACCAACTGAAACACTATTCCCACCACTTACCAACGAGTTAAAGATATTTACATTCACCTATTCACCAAAGACAAGGAAGGTAACCTATGGTGCAGTAACGGGTGGGCATGATGATACTATAATGTCTATGGCATTAGGGTATAGTAGTTTAAAGACAAAGAAGACAAAGGGTGACTACTACATTATGTAGATAGATACACCATTAATAAAAAGTATATTTTAGAATATGAAGAAAGTTTATATAAACTATAGAGGTAAGGAAATACCTGTTACGGAGCCAACAATAGATGTTTGGAAACAGGTGTATAAAACCAAAGATATGATTGATATGAAGGAAGTTAGTTTAAACCTCGTATCAGCCTCTACAGGTATAAGAAAGAAAGATTTAAATGAAAGTGAATGGTTTGAAATAGTTGAGGTTGCTAACTTCCTCTTAGAATACTATGACAACATTGAAACTAAGTTTATTGAGACGTTTGAGTTTGAAGGTAAGACATATAAGTTTTCCAACTTAGACAAATTAAGTTTTGGTTTGTTTATTGACATAGACACGTTTTTAAAGAGACCAGAGGTAGAAAAGATAGACAACCTCCACTACTATATGGCTTTGTTATATTGTGGTGTTGACGAGGATATAACAGACATTGAGTTGAGGTATAAACGAGCTGAGGTATTTAGAAACTTACCTATAAGATATTACTTAGGTGCTAATAGTTTTTTTTTGCGTTTAGAACAAATATTACAAAGAGGTATAGTGGGTTATTTAACACGATTGAAACTACGAACGAAGATGGGGATGTTGAGTATACTGATGATAGTGAACAAGGTTTTAACGAGTTTTGGGGTTGGTATTCGGCGGTTAGTGAGTTGGCCGCTGATGATATTACAAAGATTGATGAAGTAACAAGACAACCTTTGGTATTAGCATTAAACCACCTTAGTTATATGAAAGATAAAAATAGTGAGTTAAGTAAAAAATTGAAAAGTAATGGTTAATTATAAAAAGATAGTAGGGGACTTAAGTACCTTAATAAAAAGACATAAACAGGTTAGAAGTTTTGGTATAGGTGATATTAAACAACTAAGTTATTTCATTGAACACTTTAAAGATGAAGATGGTAATATTGTAGACAACCAACCTGATAACAATAGTACGAGATACCCATTAGTGTATGTAATACCTCAACCTGTTCAAAGGGATAGAAGAACAAAAACATATTCTTTCTTTGTAATAGTAGCGGACATATTGTCTCCAAACTATTCTAATGAAACTGATGTTTGGTCTGATACCTTACAGATAGCTGAGGATATATTAGCTCAGTTTGGTTATTCAATAACACAGGAACAGGGTGATTATTATGAAGACTATGACATTATAACACCAACGTCTATAACACCCTTTAGTGAAAGTTATGATGACTACTTAAGTGGTTGGAACTTAAACCTTACAGTGGTGGTTAGTGAACCATTAGACAGGTGTGATGCGGCTTTTGAAAGTTTTGTTGACGAGCCACAACTAATATTACAAGAAACAGGTGATATAGTATTAACAGAAGATAACAATAATTTAGAACAAGAATAAGATGAATAGAAAGATAACAGAGTTAACACAGTCAACTACATTACAGGGTGATGAAATAATTGCTTTAGTACAGGATAGTGAGACGAGACAAGGAACAATAAGTAGTATTAAAACCTACATAAACACACAGGTTGAGGACTACACAGTAATAACAGTACAAGACGGACAAACTTTAGATTTAGGTGTACCAGCGTATTCTAATACAAACTTCATCCAACTTAAGTGGACAGGTGGTAGTGGTAACCAGAATATGACTATACAACTACCTTCAGTAGTACAAGCACAGGGTAGGATGATTAGGTTTATTACTAATGGTAGTTTTACATCTAACACACACGCTCGTATTACACCTGATGGTGTTGAGACAATAGATGGTGGTAGTGAATATGTTATCAACAGACAATACGAAGGTGTTACTCTTTGGAGTGATGGTTTAGAGTGGACAATAATACAGGCTAAA